CTCCATGATTGGATGTTTGATATCCTACAGAACTTGCCTCAAGATGCTACATTCGACCAAGAAGGCAGAGTGGAAGAGTTCGCCCAACGAGGATATACACATGTGTATTCCTATGACCTAAAGTCAGCTACAGATTTAATTCCACTTACTTTATATAAGTATTTAATGGGACATATCGTCCCACGTGGTATTCTGGAGTGTTGGATGCAACTTCTTACAAATCGATCCTTCCGAGTCCCCGACTCGACAGTTAAGACGTATCCAAGGCATCCTAGAAGTGTACGATACAATACCGGGCAACCGATGGGAGCGTTAACTTCATGGGCTTTGATGGCTCTGCTGCATCATGTTCTCGTCTTCTTCAGTGCCTACAGAGCAGGAGTAATCCCGCTCTGGAAAATTCTCGACTTTGTCGAGTACCTGGTACTTGGAGATGATATCGTGATCGCGAATGAGCTTGTCGCCAAGGAATACGTACTGCTGATGAAGCAGTTACACATCCCCATAGGGTTAGCGAAGTCTCACATATCCGAAATCGGAATGTTTAACTTTGCCAACCAGACCTTTGTTAACCATCTTAACGTCTCTCCTATCTCAATGAAGGAAGACTTGAATGCAAAAGGTCTCCTCGCCCGAATCGCTTTAGCCATGAGAATGGCTAGACGAGGATGGAAGGATATGAGAACTGAGTCCTGGCTTAGCAGCCTTCTTAGGTGTATAACAAACTCAACTGTATGGAAGAAAACTCTCGCACCGCTGGCTGCGGTACGAGGGTCTGTCCCATTCCTTCATTGGATAATTGCATCAACCTTGCTCCCAGGCACTAGCAGATTCTGCTACGCTGGTTTGAGCGTGGATCCACGGCTCCTTCTTAGCACTTATGTGCGGAAAGAACGAGTATGGACCACAAGGTTGGAGGACTTGAAGAAGTTAATTCTTCCAGTCACTCAACAATCATTGCTGTCGTTGTTTACAGCGAATTGGGCAGATAGCATTTACCAACAGTTCCTTGC